GCATTGAATGAGTTGTTAGGGAGCGAACAAACTCCTGTATTCAAAGAATATGAAGAGGATATTGCAGATGATATTCAAGTCTGTAAATGCCCTACTTGTGGACACGAACATGCCGCTAAAAAGAATTGATTACCTTCCATTTTTAGAATCGTGTTGGCGGGAACATTTACAGCCAAAACCTGAAAACGCGCCGACTGTTATTTCTACTTTTGCCGGGTGTGGTGGATCTTCTCTTGGTTATTCAATGGCTGGATTTAGAGAATTACTTGCGAATGAGTGGGATGATAACGCGGTTGAAACTTTCAAACTAAACTTCCCTGAAGTGCCAGTAATCCAGGGCGATATAGCTAAATTATCAGTAGATGAAGTTTTGAATATTACTGGATTGAAGTCAGGACAATTAGATATATTTGATGGTTCGCCGCCGTGCCAGGGGTTTTCAACGGCAGGAAAAAGACAGATTGACGACCCGCGCAATTCACTATTCAGGGAATATGTGAGACTACTCCGGGGTTTACAACCAAAAGTATTCGTAATGGAAAATGTGTCTGGAATGGTAAAAGGTATAATGAAACTTGTATTCGTTGAGATACTAAAAGAGTTGCGATCAAGTGGATATAAAGTATCCGCAAGGTTACTAAATGCTATGTATTTCAATGTTCCACAATCCAGACAAAGAATGATATTTATTGGAGTACGTGAGGACTTAGGAATAGAGCCAAGCCATCCACTGGCAGAGAGTTTGCCAATAACAATAAAAGAGGCATGGAATAATTTAAATAATATTATGCCGCCGCCTTTATCTAATTTTGTTATACCGTATGTTGGAAAAATGAAACAGGGACAGTCTATGAATGATGTTGGATATAAGGGCGGTTTTCAAACAAAGAGATTGTTTATAAATAAACCAAGTCCAACACTTACTAAAATAATTGGCGGCGTTGGCTTCGGTACAAATTTACATCCGTTTGAAGATAGGGTATTATCAATACCAGAAACACAAAGAATAGCATCTTTTCCAGATGAGTATACTTTTCTTGGTGAGTATAAATATCAACGTGCTAGAATTGGCAATTGTGTTCCACCTTTGTTTATGCGGTCAATCGCAAAACATATTAGAGTAAACATATTGGATAAAATCAATGTCCCGTCCTACTAAACTAACTCCAGAAGTACAAGAAAAGATATTCAAGTGCATATCTCTTTGCGTATCTTATAGAATAACAAGTAGGAATAAATGAGATCGCGACTAGCGGCACAAAAAGAGAGAGATCGTAGGAATATAGCAAGCCTTTATTTGAAGGGTATTATTCAAGCTGATATAGCTGAACAGCTAAAAATATCTCAAGGGACTGTTAGTAAAGATTTGAAGTTTATCCAAAACGAATGGATGATTGCCAGAATAAACGATATTGATGAACGCAAGAGAATAGAGCTTGCAAAGATAGACAATCTTGAATTAACCTATTGGGATGGGTGGAAACGCAGTCAGGAAAACGCGGAAGTTGAAACAACAAAAATGAAGGGCAAAGATACTAGCAAGCCTAGCGAGCTAGAAAAGACAAAACGAGTTGAGGGGCAGGTTGGAGATTCTAGGTTTTTGCAGGGGGTTGGTTGGTGCATAGAAAAGCGCTGCGAGTTATTAGGGCTAAACGCTCCCAAAAATGTAGACGTAACCAGTAACGGGAAAACACTCACAACTATAAATGTGAATTTAGTAGATGATGAATCAGACGATTGATGTCAATATAAGCAAAAAAGTATTCAACAAAAAATACATTCCTTACCTTGATAATGATAGCAGGATACAGATTTACTTTGGAGGTTCATCCTCTGGTAAGTCTGTTTTTTTGGCCCAAAGAGATGTGTATAAATTACTCAAGGGCGGAAGAAATATTCTCGTTTGTAGACAACTTAAAACTACGTTGAGAGGATCGGTAATCCAAGAAATCAACAAGGTAATAACCGATTGGGGAATGTCGGCTTTGTTTGAGATTAACAAGACAGACGGCACGATCACTTGTATCGAAAATGATTACCAGATTGTATTCGCAGGCCTTGACGATGTAGAAAAGTTAAAATCAATCACTCCTAAAAAAGGCGTGTTTACCGATATACGAATCGAAGAGGCAACAGAGGTTGAGTATAAATCCTACAAGCAGCTAAAGAAGAGGTTGAGGGGCAAAACGCAAGGCGGGCTTAGAAAAACAATCACATTTTCATTCAACCCTATTCTTCAAACACATTGGATTTATGAAACGTTCTTTTCAAGATTAAAATGGTTGGATAACCAAACAGAATATCAAGACGAAAATATTTCTATCCTAAAAACAACATATAAAGATAATCTACGCTTTCTTGAGCAGGACGATATTGACGACCTTGAGAACGAGGATGATAAATATTATTATGATGTTTACACGTTAGGAAACTGGGGAATTATCGGTGAGATAATCTTTACAAATTGGAAGTATGTAGACATTAACGACCCAGAATGCGAATACTATTTACCTGAAGCGCAGCGCACAAATAGAAGATACGGCGGCGACTTTGGGTTCGGCGGTCATCCTGCTGCAATTACCTGTATTCATTTTGACAAGAATCATAAACGGATTTATTTTTATGATGAATTTTATATGCGCGGACTTACTAATCAGGAGCTTGCAGTTGAGGCGATAAAACTTACCGGGAAAGATTTGAGCACATGGGATTCTGCAGAACCTAAGTCAATTCAAGAATTAGTTATAGCTGGGGTCAATGCCAGAGGCGCCAAAAAAGGCAAAGATTCAGTTCAATTTGGTGTACAATGGTTACAGGGTTACGAATTAATTATTGATAAAAAGTGTGTAAACACAAAACGAGAATTCTCAACTTACCACAATAAAACCAACAAAGATGGTGAAGTTTTGAGGATACCAGTAGACAAGGATAATCATTTAATTGATGGAAGTCGGTATGCTTTGGAAGACGATATGGAAGAAAGAAAAACGATATCAATGAAAGCAAAAGTCTCAAATTACCTTACAGATGAAAAATAAAATTACAAGGAATGTGCCCTATGTCTAATGAAAATTTAATCGCGGACGCGCTCTACAAAACGAACCAAGAGTTATTTCTCGCTATTGATGGCGGAAACTCGTTCAAGGCCGCGCTTGCTAAACGTGGGGCGCGCGTGGCTAAGTATCGTAAATATGTGAGCGGAGACCACGACGCTACGCTTACTACTCAAATGCGTAGGATGTTACGATTGAAAGAGGACGCGGCGGGATTGAACAATCTCAATATCAATTACATGGGGATTGTTGTCGATAAAATGGCAGGGCGGTTGAATGTGAGTAAGATCACGTCCGCAATGGGTGAAACTAATCAAGCGGCGCAGGATTACATTGACAACCTACTCATAGATAACGACTTTGAAGCAATTCAAGGCATGATGTGGCGCGGCGCTATTCGTGATGGGGATTCATACGTTATGGTTGACCCTACGACCGCTAAGTGGATTGTAGAGCCTGGATATGATGGTTTTTCAGGGATGTTTGCGCTCATGCAGCAAGGGAAAGATTATCCTATTTGGGCGTGTAAACTTTATAGTTATGCAGACCTTGACTTGACAGGTGACGAACCGAGTACGACCGTTTCCATGAAAGTAGTAGTTTATCAACCAGAAAAGATTAGTTATTTTACAGGTCAAGCCGGTGCTGGTGGGGTGACGATTGACACAAGTATTGAGGGCGGTGTCAAGAAGTGGCCTGCGGGGATTATACCAATTGTGCATTATGCGGATCTGAAAGATTCTTTTACTCAATTTGGTGAAAGCGAAATAAGGAAAGCTATTCCGGTGCAGGATGTTTTAAACCGCACGCTTCATTCAATGGTTATGGCCTCCGAGTTTTCTGCTTTTAAAATAACCTGGTCAATCGGCATGGAAATAGACATGGCTGGGATTACCCCAGGTGCTGTAATAAATCTAACCCTTACTGGAGCAGATGGTAAAGCAATCGTAAATCCAACAGCCGAACAGATTGAACTAATCAAGGCCGCTAAAGTAGGGCAGTTTGAAGCGACTGATATTTCACAAAATACTAACCAGATTGAGAAACTAACGGTTCAAATATCTCACATTACCAGCACCCCTATTTACGGGGTGACAACGCAAGGAAATCTATCAGGCGAAGCGCTAAAACAACTTGAAAACGGATTGATCGGTAAATGTCAGCGTTTCCAAAAAGAAAACACTTCAGGTGTTCGGTCGCTGATAGAACTCACCGCAAAGATTCAGAAGACGTTTCAGGGATTCAAAGACCCACCAGAACTTGGTAGATTAACTGTTGAGTGGGATAGTCCTGAATTGCGTGACAACGTCATTGACAAGGAAACACAAACTAAACAAATTGCCTGGACTGCTGCGGCCGCTGTTTACACTGCGAGCAATGGAGAAATACCGATAGAAGCGGTGTTAAAATCATTTGGATTCACAGACGATGAAATGGCAGAATTCGGAACCCAAAAAATGGCCGC